CTGGGAAAAAGATAAATGGTTTGGTAAAGGATATCATATTATCTATACAAACAATCCACATTTTCATTCTCATGCTTTTAAGAAATCACACGTTAAGAGTATAGAAGAAATACCTTAATTTTAAAAAAATAACGGCTTTTATAAAATACGGTAAAATTTTTCTTAATATAAATTATAGGAAAATGTGAAAATACGTTGATATTTAGCCATATTTTAGATGTGCTTATAAAAAGTAAAAAATTTAACAGAATTAAGTTAAAATAGATAATTTTTATAAGGCTAAATTGAGGGTTTAAAATAATAAATTTTGGAGGTAAAAATTGATGGAAGAATATCAAGTGATAGATGTTCACGGTCATATATTACGAGCATTCCAGTCTAAAAACCAAGCAGAGAAATATAAGAAGCAATGCAAGGAGCATGGAATGTTGGGTGTAAAAATAATTAAAATAGAGAGGAGGTAAAAAGCTATGAAAGATTTTATTTCAAAACGTTTAGAGGTTGCTATAAAAAAAGACATTAAAATCAACGAGTCTTTAATCAAGGCACTTCAAGATGATGCTAAGCAATATGGATGTGATAACACAACCAAGATTGAAGCATTAAAAGGCAAGAATAAAGATCTTGTGGAACTACTAAAGTAGGTGATTGATAGTGGAAATGCATCAAAGGTTTCTGTGGTTGAAGTGTGAACTATCCAAAATTAAAACAGATTTGAATATTCTTTATCAGGAAGTTCCTATTAACTTTCCTAAAATTGAAGAATTAATGCGTCTTCAGGCACAATATAAGAGGGAATTAAACGCTTTAGACCGACATTTTAAGAAAGCCTTAAAAGATACAGAGGATTTAAAGCTAAAGGTCTATATTTGGCATTTTTGCTACGAATGGCCACTAAAAAAAATAGCAAAGAAAAATAACTATTCTTTATCTCATATAAAACGGCTTTCTTCTTTATGTAATAAAGAAATGTCAAAAAAACAGTCAAAAAGATGATACCAAAATGATACCTAAAAAGGGGCAGAAATGCCCTTTTTGTTTTTTTATTTATGTTATACTATGCAATCGAAGGAGTCGAAAGCGTATGCCAGCTATTGATGAGATAGACAAATTCTATCATTCTAACGCATGGAAAAAGGCAAGAAAAGCAATCGTTATGAAGTATCGTGGATTGTGCTGCAAATGTGGAAAGACAGGCACTGAAGTGCATCACATTAAGCCTTTAACATTATTAAATGTTAATGATCCAATGATTTCTATCAACGAAGATAATCTAATGTTGCTGTGTAAATCCTGTCATGATTCTATTAGAACAGGTGGAGTTATAAGAAATGATTTAGAATTTGATGCAGAAGGGAACGTTATTCCAAAGATACCCCCCCTCTAAATATGCGATTTTCACTCCTAAGCGACACCGGTCTCGGAGGCAAAAAAAATATATTTGCGTTTTTCTAAAAAACTTTGAGATTGGTATATTGTTGAAATTAATCTTATGATTAAGGATTTTAATTCTAGGTCGAAAAGCATATAAAAAACATTAAAAAATGCGTGTTTTTTGTTTAAAAAGAGGTGATTTTGTGGGTGCAACTAAAGGAAAAAATAATAAAGGTGGAAGAAAACCCACTCCAGCGACACTACTAAAAAAAGAGACAGCTCGAGTATCTAATCAGCAAATCGAGATGCGAAAAATTATCGAGGTCAGTTTAACGTCTGCCTCTATTGATATACAGAATCCTCCTTCCTCCATGTCAAGTGCAGGAAAAAAAGAATGGCGTAGAATTATAGCCTTGTATCAGCAACTCCCAAATCAAATACTATGCGATTTAGATTACCAGGTTTTGAGAACCTATTGTGAAGCTGTAGCCAATTATGATCGTGCTTCTAAAATCATTAAAAAGGTCGAATCTGAATGCAGAAAAACCGGCATAGCATTTCGCCTTGAGATGGTTGCGGCAGAAAGTAAAGTTCTTAATCAATGTTCTAAAGAGATTAGAGCTTTAACAGACCAGCTATGCCTTTCTCCTGTATCTAGGGCTGCACAAGGCATTATTGGAGCGAAGCAACAACAAAACCAAAATGAGGATCCAACCTCTAAGTATTTTGATGAAGATGATTGATAATGAATTATACGCTAGAATACATCCAGCAAATCGAATCTAACAAAATTAGAGTTAATTGGAAAATCCGAAAATGGTATTGTGAATTTATCAAGCCCATTCTCTTAGGTAAATCAAAAAAGTATTACTTTAATGAAACCAAAGGCGAACGTGTCATCAACTTTGTAGAGGAGTGCTGTATTCAATCTAAAGGCGTATGGAATGGTAAGTTTGTAAAACTTGAACTATTTCAAAAAGCCAAATGGCAAGCAATATTTGGAATCTTAAATCGAAAGACACACTTAAGAAGATTTAAAGAGGTCTTTGATGTGCGGGGACGTAAGAATGGAAAGACTACTGAACTTGCTGCTATTGCTCTATATCTTTTAAGAGAAGAAAAAGGAGCAGAAGTTTATGCAGCTGCCGCAACCTTAAAGCAGGCTAAAAGGCTTTGGGGCGAAGCAAAATCAATGGTTAAGAAAAATCCTAAATTATCAGCTAACAAAAAACCATCAAGGGGAAAAATCGGAGAAGGTGTATTCGATTGGAAAACATTTCCTGAATCCGAAATATTTATTGAAGATAGAGATGCAATGCTAGTGGCACTTGCAACTAACCTAGAGGCGTTAGATGGTCTAAACTCCTCAGCAGCAATCATAGATGAAGTTCACGTTTTAGGACGTGATATTTATGACCTATTAAAGCAATCTATGGCGACTCGAAAACAGCCTTTACTATCCATGATTTCAACAGCCGGATTCTTGCGTGAGGGCTTGTATGATGACATTTATGATTATGCAATTAACATACTAAATGGCATTGCTGAAGATGATACATTCTTTCCACTTATTTATGACTTGGATGATCCAATGGACATATACAAAGAAGAAATGTGGATTTGTGCTAATCCTGCACTTGATGTAATTAAATCACGAGAAGAATTAAGTATTCTTATCAAACGTATGGAAACTGATATGAAACTAGCAAATACAGTGAAAGTAAAGGATTTCAATATTCGAGGTGTTGATAACAAAGCATGGCTTGGTTTTGATGTATTTAATAGCGATGTGAAGTATGATTTGAAGTATTTCGAAAAATTTAAAAATTGCCTTGTCATTGGCGGTTTTGACTTATCAAGAACGAAAGATATGACAGCCTTCACAACGCTACTCTTTGATAGAGATATCAACAAAATAATTGCTTTAACAGATTACTTTATAACTCAAGATTTCTATGATTCTGAGATTACAACCAATTCAAAAATCCCCTGGAAGCAATGGATAGATCAAGGATTAGTTCGTATATCAGGAACAAGTGCAATTGACTATCATGATATAAGTAAACTTGTTAGAAGAAATTTTACCGAAAGAGGATGGATGTATTATCAAATCGGATACGATTCCTATTCAGCTACTTATTTAGTTGATGAATTAGCTTCCTATGGATACTCAAAGGGAGCTTGCCTCGTCCCTGTAATTCAAGGGTTTAAATCATTATCACAACCTATGCAAAAGCTAGAAGAGGATTTAAAAAACAAAAAAATAGTTTATCAAAACAATTCAGTAACGAAATGGTGTTTTTCCAATGTAGAACTTGTAGAGGATCGAAATGGAAATTATATGCCAAAAAAGAATAGCGACAATCAAAAACGAAAAATTGATGGGGTCGCAACGATATTGAATTGTTATTATGTACTACTTAATAATTATCAGACCTTTATGAGTTAGGAGGACAATATGGGAATTGGTGCAAAAATATTCAATATTTTTCATAAAAAAAGAGATCCTACATCGACAATGACAAAACTTATTTCATCAGCGTTAGGAGATTTTATAAATATTAATTCGCAGGAAAATAACATAACGTTTCTATCGGCAATTAATGCTCACGCTAGAAATTTTTCAAAAGTGGAAATTAAATGCTTTAGAAATGGTGAACTGGATAATTCGAGACAATCCAAAAACTTTAATTACCTTTTGAATTACAAACCAAATGATATACAGGTAGCAGCTGATTTTTTGCAATGTATAAGTGATGACTACTATCAAGGAAACCTATGTATCATTTATGTTGAGCATGATTATACAAATATTCATTGTCCGATTAAATCGTTATGGGTTGTAGATTATATGCAGGAAAGTTTCCAGGTGAGAGAGAATAATGGTAGAATCATCTATCAATTTAGAGTCGATGGTAAGACAGTATTAGCAAAGGATGAGGATATCATATTACTTGCTCGAGATGTATCTCCTGCTAAGTTATTTGGAAAAAGAAGCAAAGCAATTATGCAAACTCTAAATGTGATTAACACTTCCTATCAAGGAGTAGAAAAAGCCATCAAAAATGCTTCATTCATTCGATTCTTGTTAGCCTCGCCTACTGTTTTAACAACCGACGTGAAAAAAGAACGTGCAGAAGATTTTGCAAATAGTTTTTTAAAGGTTGAAAATGCATCGGGCATAGCTTATGTGGATGGAGCAACAGAAATCACCCAAATTAATGCTCCTCCCAAGTATTCCAACGCTGAGGAAATTAAAACATTTAAAGATGACATTTACGAGTATTTAGGTATTACTCCAAAAATCATTAAAGGTGAATATACAGAAGATGAATTTCAATCCTATTATGAAGCTTCCATAGAGCCTTTGCTTGCCAAACTATCTCAAAAGCTAACTGTTAAATTTTATTCTCAAAAGGAAATTATGCAGGGATGCGTTATTCAGGCAATCGGAAATAGGTTGCAAACGGCTTCTTTAAAGACAAGAGTGCAAATCGCTTCGGCAATGCTTAGATTGCCTGTAATCAAGCCAAATACAATATTAGATTTGTTATACTTATCACCTTTAGAAAATGGAGAAAAGGAATATGCAACCTTAAACTATGTAGATGCATCTAAAATGGATGAATACCAAGAAGTAGGAAGTCAAAAAGAAAAGGAGGAAGTATCAAAAGATGGGCAAAAAAATACAGACTAGGTCAATGTTTATTAGAGCTCTTGATCCTGAAAAAGAAGATGACAAGTTTTTGATTTTAGAAGGAACGTTTACCACCTTTGATGAGGTATATTCACTGGGTATTGATTGGTGGACAGAACAAGAGCGATTTGAGAAAGTAAATAAAGATTGCTTTAAGAATGCGAATTTTCAAAATTGTTTTGCAAGATACAATCACTCACATGAAGCTCTGGTGTTATCTTCTTGGGAATCAGGTTTGATTGAAATCAATATTGATGATAGAGAAGGTAAATGCATTATTAAAATGCCTAAAACAAGCTATTCAAGTGATGTCTATGAGCTGGTTAGAAGTGGCGTTGTCAATAAAATGAGTTGGGCTTTTACAACTCGCAAGCAATCCTACGATTCAAAAACAAGGACCTATGAAATATTAGAAATTGAGGATGTGTATGATATCTCTTTAGTACCACATCCAGCAAATCCAAACACATCGATTTCCGCTAGAAATAATTTAGCAAATGATGAAGAGGAAAACAAGAGATATAAGGAGCAAATGCAATTACAAATCGACATAGATTTGGCATTAAATTCATTCAATAATTAAGGAGGAAAAGAAAAAATGAATGAAAGAATTTTAAAAATCAATGAGGAGTTAAGAAAACTACAGGACTCGTTAGACGGAACGCTAAGTCAAGAGCAATTGGTTGAAATCCGTAGCAAAAAGGATAAACTGATTGCAGAACGTAGTCGTTTAATTGCTGAGGAGCAAGAAGCGTTAAAGAGATCATTTGACAATGGCAGTGAAGTAACGCAAACATACCTTCCAAAGGAAGAGGGGAATCCGTTTAAGGGATTAAATAATCGTAATAGTTTATGCCTTGCATTAGGAATGATTGCCAGAGGTAAGGACGTAAGTAAATTTTTAAATGAACGCGAATTAGGACAATCTACAATCACAAGTTCAGAAACATTTATTCCTGCTACGGAATCAACAAATGGAGAAAGCAATGCAGGAATATTCATAAATACAGAAAAACTATTTGATTTACTATATGAAAAAGAGGTTATTTCTGGTATTGCTGCCGATATTGCATGGAAGCATATTCCAGGTATGGTTGAGTTTCCATACCGTAAGAAAGTAGATAAGAAGGATAAAGTACCTTCAGGCAAAGCTGAAAATAAAGCCATCAGCAAAAAGCAATCATACGAGTGGGACAAACTTACTCTAGTCAAGGGATGGTTACAATCAGAGGCAGAAGTCACAGATGAGGTTTTAGCATTAACTGATTTCAAGCTAGGAGAATATATTTTAGATATTTTAGTTCAAGACTTCAAAGAAGGAATGTCTATTGAATTAATTTATTCCGATGGCACAAAGGATTCAAAAAATACACCTCATATTTCAGGTCTAACAGCAGAGCTTACACCAAAAACATATACTGATTCTTATGAGAAGGCATTAGTTACTGCGATAACTAGTTTACCAACATTATATCGAACAGGAGCTAAATTATATGTGGCTCAAGATGTATACGATGGCATATCTTTTGCTACAGATGCCAATGGCAATTTTAAATATCCAGTCGTAAACAGCCTAACAGGGATTCAAACTTTCGGAAAAGCAAAGGTCGAAGTTGATCCAATGCTAGATGATGGAGAAATTATAGCAGGAAATGTAAATCAGTATTTCTTAGGTAATATCTTAATTGATTTAAATACGGAAGCCGACAGAGATAAACGCAATAAAACGAACGCTTATATCACTAGTATGTATTGTGCTACAAAAGCCGTTAAAGAGGCCTTTATCTATATGAAAAAAGGCAAGTAAGAGGTATTAAAATGAAATCTAATACTTATGAAGAATTAAAGCGTTTAGCTGTGAATTTAGGTTACGCTCAAACGAAAGAGGAAGTTCCAGGAGAGGATATTGCAGATGCTTTGTCTTTCATCAATGACAATCTTGAGAAGAAAAATGAGGATGAAAACTCAGGTAATCCGGAGGATGCTTTAGAATAAATAATAGGAGGTAGTAAACTATGCGTTTGATATTAGAAAATAAGGAAGTTGCAAGAGCAATCTATGTTGATGATGATTATGATTCTGAAAAACTTCAACAATACGCAGAAATAGCTACCTCCTTTATTAAAACTAAAACAGGATATGATTTCGCTAAAGAGGATGAAATTGAGCCTTTAGCAAAGCAGTGTGCGATTTTGTATGTAAGACAACTTCATTTTGGTGCAGAAGGTTATAATAAGGATCATGACTATTCTTTCGGAATAACTAGTCTTTTAATTGATTTACAAAGTATCGCAAAAGAAAGGATGAAAGTATGAGTTTTTATAAATATCCAGTAAAGGACAAACATATTAGAATTTATACGGAGCAAGAGCTTAATGGAGAAGCAATTAAAACCTATAAGCATCCTGAAGGAACTACCATTTGCGCTTATGCAAGGCAAGTTCGAGCGAGCGAGGGAAATTATGACAACTCAATTCAAAACTCAAGTATCGTTGAATTTGTCGTCAATAAAAGAAATATCCAACAGGATATGTTTGTAGAATTTTTAGAGGATGGAAAAACCTATCAGATAGGTCCTCCTGATTGCTTTTTGTTTTACAATACGGAAATCAAATTTCAAGCAAAAGAGGTTACTCCAAAAACGTATGATGCCATAGAATATGAGGATTGGTTAAAATGATTTTATCAGATGTAATTGATTTAGTTTATCAAGAAATAAACGCAATTTTGACATCAGCAAATTTAGAAAATGGAGATTTGCTAGCAGAAAACGTTATAAAGGAAAATCTAAATATTTTGTTTTATGAAACAAAAATTAAGACAGTTGCATCTTCTCAAAAAGATACTTATATAATTTATTCAATTGAAGAACTACCAGTTATAGCTCATGGAGATGACAATGTGGCTTTTAGAATAGCCAATGTAATATTAGATATTTGGAGCCGTAAGCGTAGAGATTATCCTAAAAATAAAGAGTTGATTCGAAATATCAACGATAATGCAATAGCATTAGGATGGGAATTTGAACTATCTTTACCAGTGGATTATGATGCCACTACAAAGATGTATAATTTTCAATACATTATGAAAAAAAGATTTTAAGGAGGGAAAATAAATGGGATTCAGCCAATTAAGATTGTTTCCAATCACAGAAAGGGGAAATACAGGATTACCGGTCTATGGTACTCCTGTCAGTTTGCAAACGGATAAGAAATCAGCAGAAGTAAATTCTGTAGAAATCTCAATTGAGTTTGTATCTAAAGAAAAGGTATTAGCGGCGGATGACACGGAAGAGGTTAGAGAGGTCATCGTTCGTTTTGGTGGAACTTTAAAGGTCTATGATGTTCTTGCTTCTGCACTAGATAGTGTATTGGGGTATGAAATAGATAAAAATGGGAATGTTGTTGAAACAGTTAACTCTGGCAATAAAAAGCATTTTGGATTATATTTCAGATGCAAAAATAGTCGTGATGTCAAGTTCCAAAAATACATTTACGATGTAGAATTTTTAAAGCCTAATGAAACTCATGCAACAGATTCAGGAGATGGCACTGCAACGATCGATCTAAAATTCAATGGTAGAATTATAACTGCGGATGGCAAAAAGTATCCAGCATTTAATGTTTACGAAGGAAAGTTAGGTTATTTAGAAGAAGGCATAGAGCCTACATTAATGAAATTTCCTGTTTTTAACCAGTCCACTAATAGTTAAAAGGAGCAATCATTATGACATTAGAATATAAGGGTTGTAAGCTCAGCAATAACCTTTCAATGTTTTTGTATTATAAATCAGCGACAGAATCTACAATGGAAAAAGATACTTCGCTTATACAACAGCAAAGAAAGATTATTGATGATGAAAACACAACTGAAGAAGAGAAAAACAAAGCACTTGACAAAGTGGATGCTACGCAAGTATTGACTAACGTTTATTATTCTATGAGATGTGCAGCTGAAGGTAAGAAGTTAGATTATGATTCCACCATTGCAGAAGTAGATATATCTGATTTAATTTCTAATGAATTTTCTATGGTTTTAGAGAAGTTAATGTCTGTTAAAAAAAAACAATCGGGGTTTTTAAAGAAGCACCTCAGAAAATAGGTGTAGATTTAGACATCCAAATTGCCCATACATTCGTTGTTTTAAAAATACCTTTTGAATTTATTTATTTTTGGGATGTTGAAACTTATTTTGATTTTGTATGTTATTACAATGAAAATGCTCAAAAGATTTCAAATCCAAAAAGTGAGAGTGAAAAAGTTGTAAAGTTAAACACAGTGGATGATATAGAGAGGCTATAAAAAATGAAAGCCTTAGATGATTATATCAAAAATGAGCTATTAAAAGTTGGTCCAGCTGCAATTGAATCCACTAAAGAAATCATAGATGAGGTTTCACAAATTTATTATGATGAGTTAATGAGGACAACCCCAGTATCAACAGGTGGCTTAAAAGAATCACTGATTAAAACTCCAATTCGTAGTCATCTTAGATATGGATATACCATTCAATATGATGGTTA